TGTTAGGACGGCTAGGTAAAGAAGGAGTTAAAATCTCACCATACAGCTGTCCTTTCACTTCTTCACCGTTCCCAGCACGACGAATCATAAGAGGCGGAACACCAGAAGCACCACGAAGAAAATGTTCTTTGTCACGAGTAACGACAGGAAGATCGCCAAACAACGAACTAATAGTTACGTCTTCGCCTTTCTGAGGCTGAGGAAGAGCAGACGTAAAATAGTCATGTAACTTATTTACTTTGAGTAAGGCTCCACCTTTTGCAGAATTATTCTTGTCAAACTCTACGTTACCATCATCAATATCAACAAGAATCTCATCTTGTAAGTTTTCATCACGGAACCATTCATTCCAGATTAAATTATACGCATTGATCGGCAATCTACTAATTGACAAAACACCATCGGGATTAATCGGAACACCGAAATAGTCAAGCAGAGATTTCTGCAAGACAGATTTATCAGCTTTAGAAAACGTCAGCTGAGGAACCTGATATTCTACATCAGAAGTCCACGCAGATGTTGACTCTCCCATGAATTCTTTCCAGTGCGTCCAACAGAGACGGCTGGGAACAAAAAAGTAATAAATATCCAAAAACAAGTCGTCCATAGGCGGTGTGATAAGAGTCTGTAGACGAGTCACAAAACTAGTCTCTACGTCAAACGTATCACCAGGAAGTACCTCATCAAGGTAAAACGGCACTAAGTCACCAACATTAAACGAAGTCTTGGTCGAAGACGATCTATCAAACCGAGAACGTGGTCTTTCCAGATCACTCTTATACGTTGAAAAATAACTGTTAGCATCAATCAGATTTTTTGAAAATGCCAACTTACTCACCATCCTTTCTGTAGTCTGATGCAATCAGAACTAGACTATAAATATTAAGTCCAAGATCCATGAGGATCAGGAAAAACATGGCAAAAAGTAAACCATCCATTATACATCACCTCCATCAGGTTGCACTAAATCAGGTTTCTGTGAATCAGGTTTCTGTGAATCAGGTTTCTGCTTATTAAGAGAATCCAAAGCAGAATCGAGCGAACCATCTAAAAATGACTGAATGAACAAATTCGAGTCATAATCAAAAAGTTTCTGAACCTCTTCAGGAAAATCCGCGAAACTCTCGCGGAACTGCCTTGTTTTCTGCATTGCATCCACAACATCACGAGGCATCATAGACAGATCAACACAATTGTGTTCATCGAAATCTGTAGAAATCAAACCAGCTTGTAGCTTATTCAAAATCACAGCCATATCGCATCCGGGAGCATAACTATTAATATATGCAGATATATCAATATCACGAATCTTAGTAAGACACTTACGACCGTCCTTACCTACGGATAACTTATACTCTTCACGGGTAGCTGTTCCGGGGTTACTTTCCACCGGAACAGGATTTTCATATACATCATACATTGTCAGCCACTTTTTCGACATACTCATCACCTCGCAGAATTTCAGGAATAGGAACTCCAGCTTCATCAGCTTCTACCAGCAAATTATCAGCATTTACAAACATAAGACCATCGAAACGACCGACAAGACGGAACGAATACTCTTTAGGTTCACCAACAGCGATCTGAGCGACAAGGTTCTTGAACACACGTTCAGCCCACTCAGTACCAGGCAGCACATAATACTGCATAGCGTTATTACTTACTTCATCATAGAAACAATACACTACATCAACAATTCCATTTCTCATAATCTGATACCTCCTCGATATAACAACGGTCTAACATTGAGTTTCTTAGTACGATCAGCGGTTTTACGAAAAACCTGACGATCCTTGCCTTTAGTCATTTTTTTAGCCATATAACATAACTCCTTTCATACAATAGTTAAATTGTATACCTGGGGGGGGGTACTGTCAATATAAATTTGTGCAATTTAATAAGCCTAGGAAATCCCTAGGCTAAATAAAAACTAAATATCTGGACGAATTAACATTTTAGATTTAAATAATTTACTCTGTTCATCAATCTCAAGCTGTTCAAAATAATCTAACTCAGTCGAATACTCTTTAATAACTTGCAACATTTTAGCAGTCTGAACACGATCATCCGACATTTGCTCAAACTCTTTTGGATAATCACGCTCAAAAAACGGATCAAAGTATCGAGGTACAGGAGCAGTAAGACCATCCGGCATCTGTACGTAACCAAGATCAAGCATCTCTTTTGAATGCAGATCATAATATTCTTTGCCGATGCCAGGCATACGAGACATAGTACAAAATTCCGGAACAATTCCGAGATCATCGTAAATATCAGCATCAACACCTTTATGCTTTTTCAACATATACCGAGCAACATAAGCACAACTCTTCCATGTAACATCAGCAACTACATTATAGCCATTTTCCCATAATTTATTAAGAGTAAGACTATACCAGTATTTATTACCAGCAAAGCTATTTTTCAAAAAGACAAGATCACCTTCTGGAGGAATCCAGTCAAATAAAATCAAATGATAGTGCGGACGGTGAGTATCAGTACCATATTCACCAGCACAATAAAATCGAATTTTTGTATCACATCTCTGTGATTGTTCTTTACGTAGACGTTTCATAAAGTCAACAACATCTTTTTTCACAAGAGTATAAGCAATCTTATCACCACGATTAATATGTTCATCATCATAAGTAAGCGTAACAAAAAATGCACTTGTATGACACTGCAACTCAAGCATCAGTCGAGTTGCCCAACGACGGGAATAATCAAGACGACAACCAATACATTTACCACAAGGAATAGAAAATGTTTCCAAACGTTTCCAGTTACCAGTATCAAATACATGATCAGAACAAACAAAAGAATCAGGCTTCGACCGATTCTGATATACATATTTATTACCAGTAGTAGCAACAGGAAAAACTTTAACTTGATTTTTTCCATTAGATGTTTTAACATTAGTATACGCACCACGCAGAGGATGAAAGCAAGCCATATAACAATCTCCTTTTGTGGGCAAAGCCGATGTCAATGGATATCGGCTTTTTTTACAATATCATCAATTTCTTTCTCACACTTATACATTTGTTCAAGATATTCTCTTGGAACATAATCAATAACAAGGTTAAAAAGTCTAAAAACATAGTAAGGCATACAGCTTTTACTATCCCAATTCCGAACAGTATTAACAGGAATACAAAAAGTAGTAGCAAACTCTGATTGACTCATACCAAGACTCTCTCTAATTCCATGTGAAGTAACTTTAACTTTAAATTTTGCCATATAACACAACTCCTTTCTCTAATTGATTACATTATATTACACAGGAAATAAAAAGTCAACACTGAAAAGAAAAAATTTGTTGTCCGCCTACGGCGTACAGATGTTTTTTTGGTGTCAGTCGTGCCCATTACATCAAGTAGGTAATGGGCACTTAGGCAACGGCTACCCGAAAATTTTTCCTAAAAGTCCAGCTGCAGAACCAGCAAGTGAGCCAATAAGACTCATATTCTGACCACGTTTTGTAGTTTTAGAATTCACATTAGTAGCATATCGAGATGCACCAGAACTTTTGTTACTAGAATATTTAGTACTAGCGTATCCCATTTGAGAAGCATATCGAGATCCGGCGTAACTCATATTAGCAGCATACCGAGAAGCATTCGCAGAATTAAGACTAGCGAACCGAGACGCTTCTGCTTGAATATTAGCAGCTTGTAAAGCTGTAGCTTGATGAATACGAGCAGCTTCGAGAGTAGCATCACGCTGCATCTGAGCAATAGCTTGTTGATTCGCATTATTCTGTTGATTGACAATAATACTTGTCAATGCAGGCACAACGGAGTTGTCAGTTTCACCTTTAGCACCAGACGCGGTAGCGCCTGAACCAGTTTGAGCACCAGAACCACCAGCAGACAAAACAGGATTAAGTCCTGCTTTTTGAAGATCGAGAACCTCTCTTTGATGAGCGGTTGCAGACTGTTGAGCTTGCCAGTCTCTGTTTTTTTGTGCTTCCGAGGCATTAAAACGCATTTCTTCACGAGCAAATTCTTGAGACTTAGCAGTATTTTGTGAAGCAATGTTGGAAAGCTGTGCAGTAAGTTGATCATTATTCATAGTATCTCCTTTCATGAGGAAGTAGTACAAGCCATTCAGCCTGTAAACCACCTTTTTTCGAGGAAAAAAGGAAGTTGACAGACTGCCTGTCTCGTACTTGAGAGTAATCAAGGACAGATGAGATCATCTGTCCCTGTCGTGACATATAATTAAGCATAAGCGTTGTATCATGTTGTACGATATTAAAGAGTGTGCAAGCCAGGGATAGAATGAACCGGCATAACTCGAGTAGTCAAGTTTTTAACATAGAAATCACCAAAAATCTGATCGGCTAATTTACTTGTAACTGCAAGTGTTCTATCCACATTAGTTTTGTCTTCTTGAATCCATGCTGAAGACAAAGTAGGCTTCTTTGCGTAATAATCGGCAAAATGCCAAGATTGCAAACTGTTAGTAATACCAGAACGCATTTCACCAGTGACAATAGACGTCTTATAACGATAGTCTGCCCACGCTTCTTGATAGCCAAAAACCTCGTCAAGGCTACCAAATCCATCATTTTCATAATAAATTTCTCTGGTATAAATAGGCTGTTCACCGATATTAGCCAAAATTGGAAAATAATAATCAAGACGATTTTTTCTTGACCACATACGCTGTAAACCTTGCTGATAAGTATGATTATACCTAGCACACATTACACCGATTACGAAACCATGTTCGGTGAATGATTTCACGAAACTGTTATCCGTATTGGATGTCAGAGACATAGCGGCAGTTGTGCCAAGCGGTGTTTCACCAGATTCACTCTGCTGAACGATCTGATGAACATTAATCCGAGTACGGTTAGCACTAAGTAATTCAGGACGCTGTAAGCGACCGTCCGGGGAAATAACGCCAAAGTGACCACGCAAAAGTTCGATATAACGAGAACCAGAGCGAGCATCAGTTTCTAACATCTGCTGAGTTGCGAAAGCAAGACGCAAACTATTGACAGTCAAAGGATCCGCAGAGGTAGGATCAGCCCACAAATTTGAAACTGTAATACCTACCGAAGAACTTGAAGCTACATCATCTTGATTAGATGATTTTACCTGCGAATAACTGTTAGGACGGCTAGGTAAAGAAGGAGTTAAAATCTCACCATACAGCTGTCCTTTCACTTCTTCACCGTTCCCAGCACGACGAATCAT